GCACGCTCTCTATTTAAAGATTACATCTTTATATGAAGATAGATCTAAAGCAAAAGTAGATTCAGCTGATTATAGTGCATTTGATGCATCTAATAATCCAGTTGTGATGCTTAAAGCTCTAGAAGTTATACAAAATTGGTATGAAGTACAGGGTCTCACAAAATATGCGGAGGCCCGACATACCATTTTCTTAGAAGTTATTAATGCTAAGATCACATTCTTAGGTGATGTATATGAGATGGAAGGCTCATTGCCTTCTGGCTCTTATCTCACATTAGTAGTTAACTGTCTTACCAATATGCTATTACTGAGATATTCTTACTTCTCATTAGTGCCACGGGAGGTTCGTTCAGCAACCTTTAACAAGGATGTTGTCTTAGTGGTTCTAGGAGATGATAATATATATTCAGCAAAAGAGGAAATATCAGAAGTTTTTACTCCTCTGTTAATTTCTCAGAAAGTAGCAGAACTTGGTTTTCAGATGACCTCTGATACCAAGGGCGATTTGGGCGGCTGGAGAGACATCACAACAGTTTCTTTTCTGAAGAGAACATTTGTCTGGTGTGGTCCTCTTGGCAAATATATGGGAGCTCTTTCATTAGAGACTCTTATGTCGACGCCTTATTGGTCTAAGAAAGGTCCATTGTACACTAAAATTTTTGTAGATTGTGTAAATTTCTTTTATAGAGAACTTTCATTACATTCCCCGGCTATCTGGGAGAAGTACATACATGTTATGTATAATTCTCTTAGACAATTAGGGGATATATTACTAGAGAGACCAGATTTCCATAACTTGAATCAAAGTTTTTGGAGGGATCAGGTCTTACATTCTCCAGTGTTTTTGTGTGACTATTAAGGTCACCCGGTCGCACTTACCGTAAATGTGCACGCACTTTGTGCAAAACATATACCCTGGATACCCAATTATTGTATATAAATAGGAGTCTAAGCAAAACATTAATTGAGGCTTTGTATATGTATGACGTGTGCTATTTAGCATTACTACCAGGATGCGTCGAATGCAGCCCATTCAAAATCCAGGATAAACTCCTACGCTCTGTTTGTTAGGTCTATCACAGAGAAGAGATAATGACCTGCTGAAAATAAAAATGATAATAAAAC